AAACAGATCAGGTACGCCAACGGTACAGAGTCTATTGAAATGCTTGACGGAAGAAGGCTTGATGTTGTTGCAGCAACTAGAGATGGATCTCGAGGCAGAACTGCAGACTTTCTCTTTATTGACGAGCTCCGAGAGATCAATGAAGAGGGCTTTCGAGCCGCTATCCCTACGACTAGAGCTCGCCCAAACTCTCAGACGCTACTTACGTCAAACGCAGGAGATGCTTTCTCGACTGTCCTCAATGGAATGAGAGAACGGGCGCTAGAGAACCCACCTAAGTCTTTCGGGTTCTATGAATACTCTGCTCCACAATACTGCAAGATAACCGACCGCCAAGGCTGGGCTCAAGCCAACCCTGCACTTGGCTATACGATAAGTGAGGAAGCCCTTGAAGAAGCAGTTGCGACAAGCCCGATTGAAAATACTAGAACTGAGTTGCTCTGCCAATGGATTGATTCTCTCAGTAGCCCGTGGGCTCATGGAATCCTTGAGGAAACCTCAGATGCCTCGCTCACGATTCCGCCGGGTGGTTATACAGTCTTTGCTTTTGATGTCAGTCCGTCTCGCCGTAACGCAAGCCTTGTTGCTGGTCAGATACTCCCAGATGGTCGCATCGGAATTGGAATACTCCAGACATGGGAAAGTCAGATAAGCGTTGATGATCTAAAGATTGCAGCTGAGATAAAGGCTCACGCGGATTTATACCGACCGCGTCAGATTTGCTTTGACAAGTACACTAGCCAGTCAATCGCCGACCGCCTTGCTAATGCTGGTCAGATGGTTGTCGATGTATCGGGTGCTGCCTTCTATCAGGCATGTACGGATCTTAATGATGCTCTGAACGCGCATAGGTTGGTTCATGCGGGTCAAGAGAACTGGATTCAACAGATGAACAATTGCGCAGCTAAGACCAATGATTCTTCATGGCGAATCGTCAAGAGAAAATCAGCCGGCGATGTATCGGGTGCTATCTCGACAGCGATGGTTGTACACATGCTAAACAAACCACAACAGGTAGCGGCTATATACTCAGAATGACCTACATGTAGTGTATAATTGACCTCTATGGGTCTCTTTTCGCGTAAGCCGCAAGTCCTGCAAGCGCAAGAAGCGCCGCAGATAATGAACGACAGCTTCTACAGTTACAACAATTACTTCCCTGCTGTTGTATCTCGCCAGATGGCTCTCGGCGTTCCAGCGATTAAACGCTGCCGTGATTTAATCTCCGGCACAATCGCAAGTATCCCTCTTGAGTATTACAAGAAATCCACAGGCGAGCACATCGCCCCACCTCGATGGGTTGAGCAGCCTTCTGTTCACCAGCCTCGATATGTCACCATGTACTTCACCCTTGACTCGCTACTTATGTACGGTCAGGCGTTCTGGCAGATTACTGAAGTCTATGCTGAAGATGGTCGCATGGCTCGCGCTAACTGGATTGCTAACACTCGCGTCAGCTTCCTCACCGATCCAGCAACTAACTTTGTAACTGAATACAGCATTGATGGCAAGCCAGTTCCAATGTCAGGTCTCGGATCACTTATTACTTTCCAGAAAGATGAAGGAATCCTAAGCATTGGTGCGCAGACCATTAAGGCTGCCCTCGATGCACAGCGCGCAGCTAGTGTCGCTCTTGCAACTCCTTCAGCAACAGGATTCCTAAAAAATACCGGAGCAGACCTACCACCTCAGGAAGTCTCTGGACTTCTCGCAGCTTGGAAGCGCGCCCGTCAGAATAACGGCACAGCCTACTTAACCTCGACTATCGATTACGAGACTATTGGCTTCAGCCCTAAGGACATGGGCTACAACGATGCTATTCAGAACCTTGCTACTGAGTGCGCCCGTCTCTGCGCTGTAGATCCTTATTATGTCTCAGCATCACAGAACACAACAATGACTTACGCCAATGTTCAAGATGAGCGCAAGCAGATGTACGCCTTTACCCTTCAGCCTTATGTCTCAGCTATTGAGTCACGCCTTTCAATGAACGATGTCTCGACAGACGGTCACTATGTGAAGTTTGCCCTAGATGACAGTTTCTTGCGTACTGAGCCTATGGAGCGTTTACTCGTACTAGAGAAGATGCTTGCTCTTGGCTTAATTACAACTGAACAGGCTATGGAAATGGAAGATTTAACTCCTAACGGAAATGAAAGTGGAGACTAATGGAAACCCTATACATCGAAGCAGCATCAATCGAGTGCAATGAGGATCGCAGAGAAATCTCTGGCAAAATCGTTCCTCTAGGTACTGGAGAAGTCGGTAACACCAACCTTGGCGCTTATGCGTTTGAGGCTGGGTCAATCGAGATCGGTGATGTCAGCAAAATCAAGCTGCTTTCACAGCATGACATGAAGAAGCCAGTCGGTCGCATGATCGCGGCAGAAACCCGCGCAGACGGTATCTACGCAACCTTTAAGTTAAGCCGTTCAACCGGCGGTAACGATGCCCTAGTCATGGCGCAAGAAGGTCTTGTCTCAGGATTATCAATCGGTGCTGAAATCATTGCATCTAAGCCATCACGCGATGGTCATACAGTCGTATCAGCGGCTAAGTTAAAAGAAGTTTCTCTAGTCACAGAGCCAGCCTTTAAGTCTGCTCAGGTATTAGAGATCGCGGCAGAGGAAACTCTCCCTGTCGAAGAAACCAAAACAGAAAGCGAGACAGTCGTGGAAGATACCACTCCGGTCGAAGCAACACCAGTAGAAGCTGCGGCTGTAGAAGCTGCTCGCCCTACAATTACAGCAATGGCTTACTCAAAGCCTCGCCTTGATTTCTCTGCTCACAAGCAGCTCGAAATGACAATTCAGGCAGCAATGGGATCAGAGGAAGCTCGTCAATACCTAGCAGCAGCAAGTGATACTACAGATAACGCAGGTCTGGTACCCACAAGACAGCTATCAACTGTAATTAACGGACTTGCTAATGCAACACGCAGCAACATCGATGCAATCAGCCGTGGCACATTGCCTGACGCTGGTATGCAATTCCAGATTCCTAAGATTACTCAGCTCCCTGGCGTAACAGTCGAGGCTGAAGCAGGAACAATCGAAGATGTAGATCAGAACGCAGCGTTCATCACAGTAGATGTGAAGAAGTATGCAGGCGCTCAGACATTCTCAGTTGAACTTCTCGATCGCTCAAACCCAATCTTCGTAACAGAGCTCATGAACAACCTTGCTGCTCAGTACGCAAAGGTTACAGATACAGCAGTAAACGCTGCTCTTATTGCTGGAGCAACAGCAGACGGAACAACAATCACAACATACCCAACAGCAGCAGAACTCCTCGGATTCGTTGCTCGCGGTGCTGCATCTGTTTACAATGGAACACAGGGCTTTGCTCGTAACATCATTGCTAACACATCACAATGGTCAAACATCATGACACTTAACGATAATGGTCGCCCAATCTACACAGCAGCACAGCCACAAAATGCTGGTGGTCTTGTAACACCAACATCAATCCGCGGTAATGTCGCTGGTCTCGATCTCTATGTAACTGCTAACACAGCAGCTACAACAGACACAGACGGATCACTTCTTGTAGTGAACCCAGATGCTTACACATGGTACGAGTCACCAACTTATCAGCTTCGCGCAGATGTAGTTGCAACTGGTCAGGTTACAATCGCAATGTACGGCTATGGCGCAATCGCGACAAAGATCGGTGCAGGTGCGTTTAAGGTAAACAAGGCGTAAGCCACACTAAGTCGCTCAGGGGGGCTGCCAGAGCCCTTGCAGTCCCTCTGAGTCTTTAGAAAGGATAACAATGAGCGTAACAACAGTTGCAGAACTCCGCACAGCTCTCGGCGTGGGAACTCTCTACGCTGATGCTGTATTGCAGTCTGTCTGCGATGCTGCTGATGATGTCTTGTTGCCCTTTCTATGGAAGAACCAACAGCCAATCGTTGCTCATGGCAATCAAGGCACAGTTGGCACTCTCTACTTTGATGAAGATATCCGCGATGTATTCTATGTCGGACAATCTGTAGTTATTAGCGGCGCTGGTACTAAGTACAACGGCACTAAGACAATAACCAAAGTCGGCATTAAAGACTTCAGCATCACAACAACCCACACAAGCAGCAACCCTAAGCACACAGTTGCGCCTTTCGGGATTGCAGCAGCAGAGACTTATGCGGATTACACAACAATCCCAGCAATCCAAGAAGCAAGCCTTATGATCTGCGTATCAATCTGGACATCTCGTCAGACTAACTCAGGCAACGGCATGAACCCAGACGGGTCTATCGGGAGCATGTACGCAATGTCTTCACAGCTCATCGCTCGCGTTCGTGGCTTACTTGCTCCATATCTTGACCCTCGTTCTATGGTGGGCTAATGCCAGCAATAACCACCCTACGATCTAGCATCGCGTCAGCTCTTACAGATAACACCAAGTATTCAGTATTCGCGTTTCCACCTGCCACACCTATTGCAAATTCAGTAATCGTCACTCCTGCTGATCCGTATATCGTGCCAACCAACAACGATAGAACCTCTGTTGCCCCTATGGCAAACTTTACAATTTCAATTATTGTTCCATTGCTTGACAATGAGGGCAACCTTGCTGGCATCGAGACCGACATTGTTCGAGTCTTTGCGCTATTAGACGCTTCCAGCATTGTCTTTAATGTAGGAAGCGTGAGCGCCCCTAGCGTTCTTACTATCGCTTCTGGAGATTTACTGACTTGCGACATTGCAATCAGTACCCTAACGGAATGGAGTTAAATCATGACCGATTTAGCACAATGGGAAAAAGAGAACAAAGAGTTCCTGATTAAAATCGGTCAGGCAGCTCCAGCACCAAAACCAACAACTAAGAAAGATGAGGAATAAGCCGTGTCAGTATATCTAAGCAACGGAGTGGTTCTTACTGTAAACGCGGTGGATCTCTCTAACCTAGTCTCAGCAGTAACAATCAACCGCTCATTCGATGAGCTCGAAGTTACAGCAATGGGCGATTCAGGACACAAGTTCGTCAAGGGCTTGGAAGCATCTTCAATCACAATCGACTTCTTCAATGATGAAGCAACTTCAAAGACACTCCAGACACTTCAGACAGTATGGGGAACAAGCACAACTGTTACAGTCAAGCAGACTTCATCAGCGACCTCAGCTACAAACCCACTTTACACAATGAGCTGCCTAGTCAATAACACAACACCTATTAACGGTGCAGTTGGCGACATCTCAACTCAAAGCGTAACTTGGAATGTAAACGGTACAATCGCCGTAACAACTTCCTAATAACTAAGTAAGGGGCTAAAAATGGCAAGAATCAAAGTAACAAGGGCTGATGGACAGGTACAAGAGTTTGAGATAACTCCGGTGCTTGAATATAGCTTTGAACAATATGCCAAGAAGGGCTTTCACAAAGCCTTGATTGAGGATCAGAAACAGTCAGATGTTTACTGGCTGTGCTGGGAAGCAATCAGACGCTCAGGTGAAACCGTTAAACCTTTCGGGGAACAGTTCCTTGAGACACTCAAGTCAGTCGAGGTCTTAGAGTCTGACCCTTTAGTCTAAGGGTGGATCGGAACTCCATTACTTATCTCGCAGCTCGTCTGAGTTATGAGTATGGAGTTCCCTTCCAATCCATCGTGGAACTACCTGCGGTGGCGTTTAAGGCACATATAGAAGTCCTTAAGGACATAGCGAAGGAGCGAAGCGATGCCAGTAGAACTAGACAACGCCGTAGCTCTTAGAAAAGCAATGCGCCAATACACTCCTGATTTAGCTAAGGAGACCCAGAAGGAAATTGCACTCAACTTGCGCAAGGTTGTTAGTCGAGCGCGTGGCTTCGTGCCTTCAAGTTCACCGATAAGTGGCTGGGCTAACCCAGTTGGCGAGTGGGAATATCGAGCCTTTAATCAAGGCGTAATGAAGCGCGGCTTAGGTTACTCAGCTACTCCTACCAAGCCAAACAAGCGAGGCTTTAGAAGCCTTGCAACAATCTTTAATAAGTCTGCTCCGGGTGCTATCTACGAGACAGCAGGTCGCAAGAATCCTCAAGGCTTACCACCTACTCAGCCAGTTAAGAAATACCGCAATGGTCAATTCATTACTGAACGAGCCGGTGGCAAAGAATATAACAAGTCTGCTAATCCGTACGCAGGTCGCCAGTTCATCGATGCCTTGCCGCCTCTTGTTGATAGCCAGCAATCTAATAGTGCAGGTCGCAGAACGCGCAAGACTAAGGGTCGCTTGATGTTTAGAGCATGGGCTGAGGATCAGGGCAGAACCACAGCAGCAGTTGTCAAGGCTATTCAGTCTGCTAATAACACAGTTGTAGTCTTAACCAAGGGCGCGGGCAACAAGACATTTAGAGCAAGGAGCAAAGACTAATGGCAGGTATGACAGATCTAGCGATTCGCATTGCCACTACTCTTGACTCAACAGGTCTTAACAAGGCTGACAAGGGCGTTAATAAGCTCAACAGCACAGTTAAGAAACTAGGCAGAACCCTAGGCTTAACCCTTGGCGCAGCAGCTATGACAGCCTACGGCAAGGCAGCAGTTAAGGCTTTCGCAGCAGATGAGGCAGCAACTCGCAGACTTGCTGGAGCAGTAGATAACCTTGGGCTTTCATTTTCTCAGGCTAAGGTCACAACCTTTATATCAGAGCTTGAGCAAAGCGCAGCGATTGCTGATGACATTCTTAGACCAGCGTTCCAATCTTTGCTGACCACCACCGGATCACTAACTAAGTCTCAAGAGCTTCTCAACAATGCAATCCAAATCTCAAGAGCAAGCGGCGTAGATTTAGCTACGGTTGCAACCGACTTAGGCAAGGGTTATGTAGGGATTACTCGAGGCTTAATTAAATACAACACAGGCTTGACCAGAGCAGAGATTACAACTAAGTCATTTAACGAGATTTTAGGCGTCATGCTTGCCCGTTCTGCGGGTCAGGCTCAGGACTATTTAACAACAACCTCATACAAGATGGAAGTCCTCTCAGTTGCAGCAGGTAACGCACAGGAGATTATTGGCGAAGGTTTAATTGATGCCTTTGCTCGCGTAGGTGGCGGCACAGAAGCAAGCGATGCAGCGAAAGCAATCACCAACATTGCAACAGCTACAAGCAATGTAATAAAGGTATTGGGTACTGCTATCGGACTTGTCGAAAAGTTCCGTAAAGGCTACACAAACTTTCTAGCCGGTGGCGATGTTAATGCCATGCGACAAAGCGCACAGCCAACAACTAATCGTTCAGCATCTCCAGCAGGTACAGCACAGCGCACAGCACAGCAACGCACAGCAGAAGCGGCAGCAACCAAGCGAGCCAAGGAATTAGCAGCTTTGCAAACTAAGCAGGTCAAGTCTCAGAAGGCTTTAACTGATGAGCAGAAGAAACAGAACGCTCTTAAGAAGGCTGCATCAATCTTTGACTTGGAGCAGATTCAACTTATTGCTGCCCTTCAGGGCAAGTTATCTGATGAAGATCGTAAGCGCGTTGAACTCCAGTTTGCTTTAATTACTGGCAATGTTTCAGAAGCTAAGAAACTAACTACTGAGATAGCGGCGGCTCAAGGACTTAGCAAGGACTTGGCTGGGTATCTGGCAAGCCTTCCAGATGCTAAGAATCCCTTTGCTGCATGGGGTGCATATTTAGATGAACTTGCAAAGAAAGCTTCTCTAATCGTTACTGGTGACCCTAACTTTAACAGTTCTCTTGGCTGGAATAACAACCCTTCATTCCCTGAAGTACCTGAAGTTCCAGAAACAAATGTGACACCATTCCCTAGATCAACACCCGGCAGCTTCCGCAGAGCCGAGGAACAATCTAACTTTACTGGTCCGATTCAACTGTCAGTTAATATCGATGGCAAGGCGATTGCTACTGCTTTGCAAGATACTTCCCTATCAGGGGTCTCATCGAGCGTTAATAGGACCTATGGAAGCTTTGCAGGTCGCTGATGGCTTTACCTGCTGAAATATCCGTATCCTTCGACTTTAGTTCGGGCGCTACTTTCGGCTACCCGTTTACTATTGGCGATGCTAAGTACGGAGTTCTAGGCACAGGCACACTTGGCTCTTCTACAGTCCCAGTTCCTATTGTTGATCTAACTCCTAATGTTCGTAACATAACTATCAACCGAGGCAGAGATATTCAAGCGGATACCTATATCGCTGGAACAGCCGTGGTACGCATTACAGACCCAGATTCTTACTTTAACCCTCAGAACACAGCCAGCCCTTATTACGGCTATTTAGTACCTCTTCGCAAGGTCAGAATTGCAGCTACAACAGCGACAACCCAAGAGTTCTTATTCTCAGGTTATACAACCGAGTACCGATATACCTATGACCAAGCCGAGCAGATGGGCTATGTTGATATTTATATCGCCGATGCCTTCCGCTTGTTTAACTTGGCTCAGATAACAACAGTTGCAGACTCAGGGGCAGGACAGGCAACCGGCACACGCATTGGTAAGATATTGGATCAGGTGGACTTCCCTGCCAATATGCGCACAATCGCTACTGGTCAATCTAACTGCATTGCTGACCCCGGCACTCTACGCACAAGCCTTAACGCAATTAAGAACGCTGAGTTCTCAGAACAGGGTGCGTTCTTTATCAATGGCTCTGGAACAGCAGTATTTAAGGATCGTAACTCAGTAGCTTCATCTATCTCTGGGACTCCAATCGAGTTTAATCAGACTGGCGGGATTCCTTACCGTAACCTCGTCTTTGCCTTCGATGACAAGCTCATTATCAATCAAGCCCAGATGACTCGCTATGGCGGCACAGCTCAGTTTTATCAGAACGCAGACAGTATTGCTAAATACTTCCCTCACCAGTACAGCGCACAGGATTTAGTTATCGACACCGATGCCAATGCTCTCAATATCGCGGCAACCTATGTCGCCACTAGATCCGAGACCGTTATCAGAATCGACCAAATGGTCTGCGATTTACTAGACCCAGCAGTTCCAACCGATACCATGATTGGCTTGGACTACTTTGATAATCTAAGAATCAGCAATATCCAGCCAGATGGCTCTACCATCGTCAAGACCCTGCAATGCCAAGGTCTATCGTGGAATATCAGCCCTAATTCAATGCAAGTAACAGTTACAACACTTGAGCCCATAACCGATGGATTCATTATAGGAAGCACAGAACGCGGTATAATTGGCGTGAGTGCAATGACTTACTAGGAGATAAACAAATGGCAACAGGCTTCCCAACGGTTACAGGAGATATTCTGACAGCCCCAATTTTCAACGGCTTAGTGACCTTTACAGTCGATGCAGATGCGACCAACGATTACACCGCAGTCCTCGATGACCAGTACCAAGTCCTAGTACCTATGAACAAGGCAACAGCCGTAGCATTCAAGATTCCTACAAATGCCTCTGTAGCCTTCCCAGTAGGCACAGCAATCACAGTCCTTAACAAGGGTGCTGGAGCAGTCACAATCTCAGCAGTCACTTCAGGCACTACTACAGTTCTTTCAGCAGGTGCAGTTGCAGCTTCTCCAACTCTGGCTCAATACAAGACAGCAGTCTGCATTAAGACAGCAACTGACACTTGGTATGTCGTGGGCGGCATTGCATAGTGATCGGAGCAATCACAGCAGGCACACTCTCAGCCGGTGCAGCACCGTTTAACGCGGATTTGTTGGTTATCGCCGGCGGTGGCGGTGGCGGTAAAGAATCAGGCGGTGGCGGTGGAGCTGGTGGCTTTGTAGCTTTCATTAGTGAAGCTTTAATGATGGGAACAAATTATTCAGTAACAGTTGGTTCAGGCGGTGCAGGTTCAACAACTACTGCGCGCGGAACTACTGGTAACGATTCGCAATTCGGATCACTCACACTCGTTAAGGGTGGCGGTGGCGGTGGTTCACAAGGTGGCACTAACACAGGAGCTACGGGCGGTTCAGGTGGCGGTGGTACTTATTCCGGCGGCGCTGGTGGATCAGCAACATCAGGTCAAGGCTATGCAGGTGGACAGGGTTCAACAAACGCTGGCGCCGGCGGTGGCGGTGGCGGCGCTGGTGCTGTTGGTAGTGCTGGACAAGATAGTCCACCATACGGTTCAGGCAACGGCGGTAATGGTCTTAATACTTATTCATCTTGGGCAACAGCTACATCAACAGGCGTCAGCGGTTATTACGCTGGCGGTGGCGGCGCTGGTAACAACTCAGGAAGCAACCCAACAGGAACTGGCGGAGCCGGTGGCGGTGGTAATGGTCGCAGAGACAACTCAAGCGGTTCAGCCGGTACAGCCAACACAGGTTCAGGCGGTGGCGGTGGTGGCGAAGCTAACGGCGGTTACTCAGGTGGTTCAGGTATTGTAATTCTAAGAGTGTCAGGAACTTATACAGCAGCAGCAACTACAGGTTCTCCGACTCGTACAGTTTCGGGCGGTTACACTTATTATCATTGGACTGGAAACGGAAGTATCACAATCTAATGGCACACTTTGCGAAATTAAACGATAACAATGAAGTCATTGAAGTCCATGTTGTGAACAACGATTCATTGGATTCACAGAATGAGGAAGCATCAGGTATTGCCTTCTTGACTGAGTGGTCTCAGGGTTACACAAATTGGAAGCAGACATCTTTCAACGGTAACTTCCGCTATAACTTTGCAGGAATTGGCTATTCATACGATCCAATCGATGACGCCTTTATTGCTCCTGTGCCATGTACCCATGAGGCTTTGATTCTTAATGCTCAGAAACTCTGGGAATGCTCAGAGTGTGATGCTATCAATGCACAGATTAGGCAAGAGCAGAATGTCTCCTAAGCTATGCAAAGCCGGACAACAGTTAAGGCTTCAGATAGATGATTCTTACCCAGATAGAGATCGCACCTCAGACGGCTGGGTTGGCGATGTCCGTCATTCAGCGCGTACTTCTGACCACAATCCTGATGCAAAGGGTATCGTCAGAGCCATTGATATTGACAGGGATTTATCTGGAAAGAAAAAGCCTGACCTCATGCCTGACTTTGCGGATCAGATTCGACACGCAGCAAAGTCTGACAAGCGCATTGCTTACATCATATTCGCAGGAAAGATTGCTTCCCCTCGCATGGGGTGGCGCTGGCGCAAGTATTCTGGAATCAATCCGC